CTCATTCAAAATACTATAGTAATAAAAAACCAAGACAAAAAGTTATGGAAACTATTCTAGAAAATATTGAATCCAATAATACATTAGATACAACTGTCAAATTTGCTAATAACTTTATAAAAATGGAAAAAGGGAAAGTTGTTGCTGATATCTGTATAAAATCTCAATATGGTGCAAAAAGGGAATTTTATGTTGTTAATATTGGTGCAAAAAGTTTGGCTCGGGTTACAGAGAATTTTTTTTTTAAGGAATTATGTATAAATTCACCAAATGAAGCTATATCAATTGCAGGTGATAAAAAAATAATTGAAATGCAAACAATGTTAGATAGAATATACTATAATGTTGGTACAAAAGAACATAGATTAATTTATGTTAATGGTGATTGTACTAAATGGTCTGCTGCTGAAACAATGTCTTCTTTTTTGGCAATGATTTATGCTCTTAAACAAAATATTACAGATAATATGTATCAATTATTGTTGGCAACATTTAATTCCTGGTCTAATAAAGAAATTCAAGTGCCTATAGATGTTTATAATAAGGTTGTACCATTAAAAAAATATCATACAGATTATTTAAGTTCAGAATTAAATACTGCCAGAATAAAAAGTACTCAAAATTTTTTACAAGGTATGTATAATTATACATCATCTTATAAAGCTGTTTGTTGTATTAATTATACTTATTATTTATGGAAAAAAATATATCCTGATTCAAATTTATTAGTAGAACATATGGAACATTCTGATGATTATGTTTTGTTGGTGTTATATGAAACAAGGGAAGAGTTTGAAAAATTCAGGATATTACAAAAAATAATGATGAGGTTACACGGTTATAATGATAGTGATAGGAAAACAAGTTGTCAACCTTTTTTTATGGAATTTGTATCCCAAATTTCATTTAATGGTGTAATGTTATATCCACAGATAAAAAAATCAAAAGAAATAAATTTAAATTTACCATGTACAGGGTTTAAAACAGATATGGAGGCAGCATTTTCAAGAATAGGTGAATGTTTCAGAGTTGGGTGCAATCAATCTTTTCTTTATTTTTTTGAACGATTGCATAATTATTGTTTGGGTGAAGCTTATTCTATATTACCAAAGATGGAGAACAATTTTAATAGAACATATACTGATTTAATGAATGAGCCAATTGAATTGTTTGGTTTACCTGATATGTTACCATTATTCACATTATATTGTAGAGGTAATGGTAACAATTATAGACTATATAATTATGGTGATTACAATATAAAGAGGAAAATAGTTTACTTATATGATAGAGCAAAAAAAGTTTTAGATATTGAAAATTATTTAAATGAAGATATTGAGTATAAATACTCATTACAATCACCTAGATTTATGTATGAAATTTATAACAAGAG